GCGATCGGTGCGGTGGCCCTCTCGGTCGAGGTGTCCGCCGCGGGCCCGCACAAGATCATCCTCGATATTCATGCGACGCCAGAAGGCGCGCAGGTTTTGACCGGCGAGGAAGGGACCCTGATGGGCGTGACCCCGCTGCCGCTCAGCTATGAGGTCCCAGGCGACTGCGGACAGACCGAAGCGGTCCGGGTGCGCTGGGCCAGCGGCGCCGAAGCGCACGTCGCGGGGATTCGACTCTGCACGGCCATCGGTAAGCACCAAACGGTCACATTGTCTCGGCCGGCCGACGCCGCGAACCCGGACCGATGTAGCTGGGGCGTCGCATCGCGATAATTCAGTCGTGGCGGCGTGTAGTGCTCCGTCGGTCCGTCGCCGGGAATCAGCGAGCCACCGTATCTGCGTACCGCTCGACGAGCAACGCGATGAGATCGGACCGCGTCACTCCCAATCGCGCCGCGTTCCGGGCGCATGCATCCAAGTGTTGCTGCGTCAGCTTCACCGAGATCGGCATCCGTTGCTTGCCCCGAAACAACGAGTGCGGGCCGGTGACACCGGTGGGGTAGAACGTGCGCGCCGTTCGTCGGTCGATGGCCTTCTTCGGCCGTCCGGCTCCAGTTCGCGCACCGCCGCTCTTACCCTGCACTCCTGCCATTGCTCACCTCGTGATTTGATTTTGATTTGAATTGATTTGAATTGGTCACCGGAACCCAGTCCAGCGTAACCCTGGCGTAACCGGAGACCCTAAAATAGCATGGAAACGTGTGGATTAGCGTGGACGGCCTATCTTGTCGAGATAGGCGAAATCGGGCCTGTTTACGGCCGTATTCATTGACTTTGTTGAGGTTTTAGAGGTCGAGGAAAGTGGAGCGGGCTACGGGGATCGAACCCGTAGGAGACTGCTAGTTTTACTTAGGAAAAACGCGCGTTTCTAGTGGCTCCGTAACCGTGGCGTAACCCAAACTTACCGGCTCCCGCGAATTCGCGCCATGCTGACCGCGTCGGTCCCGCGCAACCACGCATCGATGTCGCGCTTGTCGAACAGGAGCCGGCCACCGCGGCGCAGATGGGGAAGACGCTGCTCGTTGATCAGGTGGTAGATCGACGACGGCGACGTGAGGCGCAGATAGTCCATCGCCTCGCGCGTGTTCATGTACGGCGTCTCGACTTTGCCGGCTCCGTTGGTTTTCATCGGCGCGCCTTCCGGCCCACGAGGGCGAACCCCGCCCGCGCCGCCTTGCCTCGTGGCGCGACCGCTTCAACCGCGGCCCGCTTCTCCGCGGTGCTCACATCCCGGTAGATGCCGAGCAGCACGTTGACATTTTTCCAGCCGCCGATCTGCTGCACGACGGCGATGCCCTGCTCGCCCAGGCGACGCAACATGCGCGTCGCGCCGGTGCGGCGCGTCGCCCAATGCAGCGTCACGCCATCGACCTTGCGCCCGTAGGCCACGCCGGCCCGTTTACAGGCTGACCGTAGCGCCTTCGCGATCGCCGCGCTGCGCGCCCGCTCCGTCTTGGCGCGGCGCCGGGTCGGGAAATACCACTCGGGGTGCTCGGGGTCCACCGGCACGGCGTCGAGGGCCGCGCGCAGTCGGCGCGACACCGGCACGTCGATCGGCTGCCCGTTCTTCGGATCGCGGATATGCAGCACATCGCCGTGATCATCGTCCCGTCGCAGGTCGATCGCATCGCCCGGCCGCGCCAGCGCATCGAGGCCGACCAGCACGATCGCGCGGTCGATCGGCGTGAGCTGGCGGAAAATCTTGACCTCCTCGTCATCGGTCATCACGTGGCGCTTCGGGACGCGGACCTTCAGATTCGGCAAGCCGCGAATCGGCGAGACGGGTAGGTACTTCGGGACCGCTGCGTTGAGGATCTGCTTGAGTACGCCGACCTCGTTGTTGACCGTGCGCGCGCTCGGCTTCGGGAATGTGTGCGGCTTGCCCTTCGGGCCGCCGAAATGCTTCACCGTGGTGGCGGTCGTCCGTCGCTTCTCGCGCCACGCCTCGACGACGTCCTTGGTGATGGCGTCGATCGCCAGGTGCCCGAGGTCGCGCACAAACCGCTTCACGATCTCCCGCTCGCGGTCGGCGCCGCGGTGCGTCGCGAGGGCCTTCTCGTAGACGTCCTCCACGAACGTCGCGAGCGTCGGGCACGTGATCTTGGCGGGCGGCGCCGTGCCGGCCTGCACCTGGCCGGCGAGCGTCGCCGCCGCGTAATACACCTTGTCGGCTTCGATGCGGCTGGCCTTGCGTTCGGCCGCGGTGACGCCGACCGGGATGCCCGTGGAACGTTTCCGCTGGCCCTTCGGCGCGAGCTCGACGTGCATCCACCACGTCGGCGAATCCTTCCTCAAATAGACGCTCATAAGTCGCCTCTAGTACTTGTGACAGGCGCGCGCCCGTCGTTGCGTGTCATGAGTTGTCTGCCCACTGCACGGTTAGAAAAAAATCCTATTGCCGTCATTTCTTCTCCGGGCATAAGGTTGATGACTTGAGTCATCGAGAAAGGGCGGAGCGTATGGCTGCATCCTCGGCATCCGCGTCCACGTTAGAGAAGAAGCACCGCTGGCTTACCGCGCTTTACGACGCCTTGTTGCCTTCGGGGCAGGCCGCGGTGGAGGCGGCGTTGGTGGCGTTGGCTCCCCGGCCGGTTGTGGCGACGAGTCCGTCGCCTCGGCGTCCTGCCGGATCAACGCCAACGCTTTCCCGGCATTCGCGAGCGCCACGAACGCCATCCGCAAGTCGACGGTCGTCTCGTTAAAGACCCGGACGATCATCGCGGCCTCGGGTGACAGCGGTTTCACCCGCTTCTCGAGGACGCTATTGAGGACGTCGACGATTTCGAGTCCCATGGCGTGAGCGCATTTGTCCAGGCTCTCGAAGTTGGCGGGCGTCCCTTCCTCGATCGTCTGGACCGTCTTGTAACTCGGCCCGTCGTGCTTTTCGACGTCGTAGAAGGTCCGCTTGCGTTTCAGGCGCTCGTCCCGCAGGGCTAGGCCTACGCCCACCAACATCTCCGCTGAGGTCACATCGACAGTATAGAAACTTTCTTCTAGCGTTGCACGCACGCCTTGCCCTCGCTTGGTCATTTGTGGAACAAAATCCTACCATGGAATTTAATTCCTTGACAAAATGGTAATCATTTTCTAGATTTTGCGGAATGAATTTCCGGCAGCTTCGGGAGCACGCCCGGATTACCCAGTACCGGCTGGCGCGCGAAAGCGGCGTCGAGCAGACGACGATCAGCCAGCTTGAGCTGGGGAAGGTCCGCGATCCCCGCTGGTCCACAATCTCGGCGCTCGCCACCGCGCTCAATACCACACCAGGCACGGTCGCCCGCGCCATCGCGCACACCGCGAAACGGAAGATCGCATGACTGACGACGACCGGTTCCGCGGCCCATGGTTCGACCAGAAGACCGCGGCCGCGTACGTGTGCTGCCCAACCGTGCGCGCGTGGTACGAGTGGCGCAAGCGGCACGGGATCGTCGCGCTCCGTCGCGGCCTGGTGCTCAAGGCCGACATCGACAAGGCGCTGCGCGCCACACCGAAACGGCGCGTGATGGCCGAGGCGAGTCTCGCGAACCTGCAGCGAGGCGCGCGGTGATCCTCGCGGCCGTGGGCGTCGTCGCCGCGCTCGCGCTGGTCGCCGCGTTCGTCTATGCGCTGGCCGACCAGGGCGACGACCGTGTCTCGGCGCGCTGGATCGACCAGCACCTGCGCGATCGGCGGGACGACGATGGCTGAGACCGTCACCATCGAACGACGGGTGGAGGCGATCGCGCGGTGTGCGAAATGCGCCTGGTGGGCGTCGCTGACCGGCCACACCCCCGCGGAGGTCGAGGCCGCGCTCCGCGCGCAGCTGCGGGACCACGTTCGGCGGGAGCACCAGCCAGTGCCGGAGAGCGCCTCGTGACCGCGCCTGTCATCACGCCCGACCCGCCGCGGTGCCCGTTTTGCGGCGAGGAGCGGCTCGTCGACCGCGATCCGCTGACGCGGCAGTTCGTGTGTCTCGTGTGCGCGCGCACCTGGCGGGACGATGACTAAGACCGCGATCGTGCAATCGGTGTTCGACTTCGCGGTCCGCGAGATCAACGCGCTCGAGACGCGCATCGTGACGGCCGAGGACGACGCCGACGCCATGCTCTGGGAACAGGCGCGCCAGGTGGTCGAGCAGCTCGAGGCCGGCGCGTCGACGCGCCGGCTCGCCGCCGAATGGATCAACGTTCGGACTGGCGAGCCGTATTCCCAGAGTCATGTCATCTGGACGAAACGAACGAGTGAACAGTTTACTAATCAGAACCCGCGGCCGCGCTTTCGCGACGCCTACAACGAGATCGCGAACGCTGCGCCGGCCGTGCACGTCAGCCAGAACAGCGGCTACAACGAATGGTACACACCGCAGGAGTACGTCGACGCCGCGCGCGTCGTGCTCGGCGAGATTGATCTCGATCCCGCCTCTTCGAAAGCGGCGCAGGAGGTCGTTCGGGCGAAGAAGTTTTACACGCTCGAGGACGACGGGCTGAAGCAACGCTGGCGCGGGCGCGTCTGGATGAACCCGCCCTACGGGCATCCAGCGATCGAGCAATTCACGGGCAAGCTCGCCGAGAGCGTGCGCGCGGGCGATGTCACGGCCGCCCTGGTGCTCGTTAACAATGCCACCGAGACCGACTGGTTTCGGGCGATCTCGACGGTCGCCGCGGCGGTGTGTTTTCCCGAAGGCCGCGTCAAATATTGGAATACGGAGGGGACCGGCATCACCCCGTTGCAAGGGCAAGCCTTCCTGTACATGGGATCGCGCGTCGCCGCGTTCCGCAAGACCTTTAGTCCACTCGGCGTCATCCTGATCAGGCCGGAGTGACCATGGCGCTGCATCGGTTTGCCGAGAGTCTCACCATCGAAGCTCAATGGGCCCCGACGCTCGATGCGTGGTTCGCGGCCGCGTACGATCTTCGCCGCGCCACCGACGACGAGCAATGGCGCGGCATCGATCGCGTGGCGATGGACGATGACGGCCAGCGGGTCACCTTCGACTACAAGTGCGATCGCCGGTGTGCGGACACCGGCAACCTCTTTATTGAAACCATCAGCAATGTGCACACGGGTCGCCCCGGCTGGGCGCTGACGTGCGAGGCGACGTGGGTGGTGTATTTCGTCATCCCGGATCGCGTGCTCATGTTCCTGACCCCGCACCTGCGTGCGCAGTTGCCGTCCTGGCGGGCGTGCTGTCCAGAACGCGCGGCGCACAACGAGGGATACGGCACCCTTGGCCTCTGCGTGCCTTTCGATCTCGGGCGCCGGACGGCGGAATATGTCGCAGACCTGAAGCGTGGCGACGGCGCCATCCTTCAACCTTTCGACGGTGACTGTGATGACTGACGCCCTCGCCACGATGCCGACCGTCACCGCACCCGTGGTCACGCGCGACCAGCTCGACCTGGTGCGCCGCACCGTCGCCGCCGGCGCCACCGACGCCGAGCTCGAGCTGTTCCTGTTCGACTGCCAACGCCGCGGCGTGCACCCGCTTGACCGCCTGATCCATTTCACCAAACGCGGCGGGCGCTACACGCCGATCACGTCGATCGACTTCCTGCGCGGCCGCGCGCACGACACGGGCGAGATGGCCGGCAGCGACGATGTGATGTTCACGAACTATCCGATCAATCAAGAGCCCGTCAGTCCGCAGTTTACGGCGACGGTGACCGTCTATCGGCTCACGCGCGGCACGCGCTATGGCTATGCCGCCACCGCGCGATTTAACGAGTACGTGCCGCCACCCGGCCAGGACCACATGTGGAAACGGATGCCGCACGTGATGCTCGGCAAATGCGCCGAGGCGTTGGCGTTGCGTAAGGCGTTCCCGCAGCAGCTCGGCGGGCTCTACGTCAAGGAAGAACTCGAACAGGCGCGGCCGGATTTTACGACCGAGGCCACGAGTATCGCGGACCAGTACGCGCTGCCGCCGGTATCGACGTTGCCGCCCGAGGCCGACCCCGACGACGACGCGCGCGCGTCCGGTGACGTGGCCGTCGACGCCAGCGCCGCCCGGTTGGCGCGGCTGCGGCCGGGCGTGGTGGTGATCACGAAGGTCGAGGCCGCGCCGACGAAAAACCCGAACGTGATCCGCACGACGCTGACGGTCGCCGGCGGCCCGAGCTACCCGGCGAACCAGACGCGCCTGACCACGATCAACGAACGGCTCGCCGAGAAGGCCGAGTCGGCGTGGTCGCGCGGCCACGCCGTCGCGATCACGGTGACGAAAGGCAAGTTCAACTACGAGCTCGCGACGCTCGAGGACGCGCCCGAGTCGCCGGCGCCGGTCGGGCCACCGCCCGACGACGCCGCGCCGGAGGTCGCGAACCGTGACCCGAGCCCTTTCGGTTAGGCCGGCCGTGTCTGCGCCATTACTGGACATGGGCGACGCCGGGGATCATGCGGTGCCACCGGTGCGGGTTCCTGTGGCGGGCACAACGGTGACGGACGACGACCCCGTGCGGCGCGCGCGGGCGTCGTGCAACGCGTGCGACTGGATCGCGATCATGCGCGGCGACACCGACGAGGAAATTGCCGACTTTCTACGCCAGCGGTTTGCGGCGCACGTCGCCGAGAAACATCGGAGGACCCATTGAGTCACCGCAAGACCCAGCTCGACAAAGCGATCGAGGCGATCGAGGCCAAACTGGTCGGCCTCGAGTACGCGCGGGAGGAACTCCTGGCGCAGCGGCACGCGGCCGATCTCGCGGTCGCGAAACGGCCGCCCCTGAAATCCGTGGCGAAGTAATTCCATTTTCGGCGGTCTAGGGTAGCTCCCGAATAGTGCGTTTCCTGGCGCACTGACCGCCGAATCGTTTCCCCGTCCAGGCGCCTTCCAGGAGGGCATATGAGTCTCAGTGTTCGCACGCGATTCGAGGTGTTCAAGCGTGATGAATTTACCTGTCAGTACTGCGGGCGCAAATCGCCAGAGGTCCTGCTCGAGGTCGACCACATCGTGCCGATTGCCGGCGGCGGTGCGGACGACGTCGTCAACCTGCGCACGTCCTGTTGGGCCTGCAACAGTGGCAAGTCCGACAAGCCGCTCAGCGAGATCGTCACTGGTGAAGACCCGCACGACCGCGCGGTGTTGCTGTCGGAGAAGGAACGCCAGCTCCAGGAATACAACACCGTGCTGGCAGCTGAGCGCGAACGGCGAGAGCGCGATGTCTGGGCGCTCGTCGCGTACTGGCAGTCCGAGAAGGGCGAAACGGAAGATCCCGAAAAGGGTTGGACGATTCCGAACGCGGACTACCGATGGCTGCTCAACGCGCTGGTCTGGTGCCCGCGCGAAATCGTGCACCGCTTCATGGATGCCGCGCTCGAGCGTCGCATGACCAAGAACCTGCGCTATGTCGCCGGATGCTGTCGCAATTGGCGCTACGAGCATCAGGCCGAGATCGACTCGAAAGGTCCACGCGAAGGCGAATATTAGTGTCGAGTTACTACGGCGTGATCTTCCCTGAATTCTGGACGGGCACGACCGGCCGGCAACTCAGGGCGCACGGAAAGGACGCGCAGTTGATCGGGTTGTATCTGGCGACGAATCGGCACGCGAACATGCTGGGCCTCTACCGGCTGGGCCTCGACGACGTGCGCCATGAAACCGGGCTCGGCACCAAGGCGATCGAGAAAGGGCTCCAGGCGGCCGCCCAAACCGGCTATGCGCTGTTTGACGCGCTCACGGAATTCGCGTGGGTGCGGCAGATGGCGCGCTTCCGGTTGGGCCTGAAGGCCGGCGAAAGTCTGCGCGATGGGGACAAACGCACCCAGGCGATCAGCCGCATCTACCACGCGATCGAGGCGAACCCGTTTCTCGGCGACTTCTACGATGCGAACCGCAAAATCCTGCCGCTCGGGCGCCGCCGCGAGTCGGTCGGTCTTGTGGTGCCCTTGGGTGTCCACCACAAGATAGAGCCCCATACAAGGGGCTATGGAGGGGCATCGCCAGATACAGAGACAGATACAGGGATCAGATCACAGGAGCAGGTACAGGAACAGCAGCAGATAGAACCCCCTAACCCCCTTTCTGCGAAAGGGGGACCCCGGCGTTATTTGCGAGGCGACCTCAAGGAGGCGAAACGCCTGCGCACGCTGCGATTCGGGAGCTGTCCCCACGATCCGCGGTGCGACGACCACGTCCAGTGCGAAGTGCTCCTCGCGATCGACATTGCCGACCGTCGCAAGGCGGCGGCCCGGTGAGGACCTGGACGCGTGCGCCGCGCGTGCGGCGCTGTGGCCGGTGTGGCACCGACATCGCGGTCGGCGCGCCGTTCCTCGCGATTCGTGTTGGGGGCGGGCGCGAGCTCGTGCGCTGCGTGAGCTGCGAAGGCCCGGCGCCGCCGGATGTGCCAGCGGTGATCGTGACGCGGTCGGTGCACGAGCCCATCAATTTGACGCGATTCGGGATCTTACCGATCGACTGGCGGCCACGATGACGGACCGCCTCGCCCCCCCCGTGCCCGTGCCCGTGCCGGTGGACCGCGTCGTCGCATGCCTGCGCCGCCTCGTGCACACGTTCGAGGACCCCGCCGACGACGCCGACGCGTTTCTCGCCGCCATGCGCGAGGCCCGGTACGTGCTTGAGATGCTCGACGCGCCCGAGGGGACGGGACGGCCATGACGGACGGCTACGACAAGATCCGGCGCAAGGGCAGTGTGCACGAGTTCAAGCGCGGCCCGGCCCCGACCGGCGCGGCCCGGCTCCAGCAGCGCGTCAACCGGTTGCTGCTCGACGCCGCGCGCCTCGCCCGCCGCGAGAACGCGTACGCCGCACGGTTGCGCGAACTCCTGCACGCGTTTCTGGCGCAGGATCAGCCATGACCCGCCGCCGCGTCGCCGTCGCGCCGGCGTGCCCCGACCTGGTCAAGGACGAGGCGATCCTCGTGCCGCGCGGCGAGACCACGTACACGCTCGACTTCGACGACGCGACGATCGAACTGCTCGCGGCCGGGATCTGCCCGGCCGACGTGGCGCGCCGCGCGTGGGAATGCCTCGGGTGGAAACGCGAACACTACCGCAACGAGGCGCGCGAATTGGCGGCGCGCCCATGAAGGAGACTGCATGTACCGCTTTCTAATCACCGACCCGTCGCCGATCGTGCAGGCGTGCACCTATACGCCCTCGCAGCGCGCCCCCGGCAAAACGATCTGTGTCAGCGAGAACGGCCTCGCGCTGGTCGTCGAACCCGGCGGCTTGGTGCGCGACCTGCGGCCCGGCGAAGACCCCGACTCGCCGTGGTGCTGGGCCGACCAGTGCGGCGATCTGCTCGTCTACCGCCCCGACCCGCCGACGATCGTCGCGTTTCGCATGGTGCTGCCATGAACGCCGGCTCGGTGATCCTGCTCGGCAGCTGCACCGACAGCGGCGGCGGCGCGCTCGGGCCGCAACGCCCGGCCGTGCCGCGCGATCCGCTCCCGCCGTATCCCGCGCCCGTCGATTACAAGACGATGCTGCCGTTCACGCCGCCCCCCGGCCGCGCGCTCGACTTCTACCGCGGCCAGTTCTGCGGCCTGCGGATCGCCGACGCGCCGACCGTGCCCGGCAGCAACGGCGCGAACCCGAGCTGCATCATGGCGTGCCTGCTCGACAACTACCCGACGTCGGTGCAGGACGATTTCCTCGCGCGCTACGCCGCGGCCGGCTACACGCACCTGCAACGCTCGCTCGGCCACGCGCTCGGCTACGGCCACACGATCGACCAGTTCATCGCGCTCACGCACCGCGCGCAGCGTGAGTACGGCCTCTATGCCGACGTGTGGCTGATCGCGAACGAGTTTCCGGACTTCCACTGGAACGCCGACGCGTCGTACTGGGGGCCGATCCTCGACCCGTACCTCGCGCGGATGGTCGACGCGGGCGCGATCGACCTGTGCTGTCCGTCGTGGCAGATGGACCAGGTCATGAACGGCGCGCCGGGCAACGCGACCATTTCGATCATCGCGCACGTCGCGAAACAGCTGCCGGCGCACATCCCGCTGTATTCGCACTGGATGAACGAGGCGCTCGCGTGGTGGAAAAAAGTCGGCACGAACCCGAACGGCTCCGACATCGGCGAAGTCTGGTCCGACGAGTACCAGACCATCGAGGTCCATGATCGGTTTTCGTGGTGGTACGCGATGCGCTACTACCTGACCGGCGGCCACCACCAGGGCAACACGCGCATGCTCTGTAAGGAATATCAGGATCGGCTCTGCGACACGCTCGACTACTTCGGCAACGAGGCCGGCCGCGACACCGGCAAGGGCGACATGGGGCAGTCGCTGCGCAGCGGCACGCCGACGCCGTTCGCGCTGACCGTGTTCGAGTGCTCGGCGCAGGACCAGTTCGACGACACGGCCTCGAACCCGCACGCGATCTCCGAGCTCGAGGGCGACCAGCGCGGCTACATCCTGACCTGCACGACCTCGCCGTGGGGGCATATGCGGGGCTATGGGAACGGCGCCAGACGGCCGGACGGGACGGCGCTGTGAGGAGTGAATGGGTGACGAGGGAAGAAATGGACGCGCTACCAGAAAATGGTGGCTCGGAGGTCGTGACCGATCCGACGAGCCGCCAGACGACGCTGGTCAGAAGGCCCGTGCAGTTCGTCGTGCGCATGGATGACACGCTGTTCTATACCGATCCGGCGACAGGGGAGCGGTGGTCAATCGGTCGCGATAGTCGCGGGAAACTCTGGAAAGAACGTTTTTGATGACCAGCCAGCCGGCGCCCCTCTGCGAGACGCACCAGGTCGCGTACGCCACGCACGACGAGGCGCTCGAGGCCTGCGAGGCGCAGATGGCCGCGGGCCACGTCGCACCGGGCTGTCACATCATGCCGGTGCGCTGCACCATCTGCGGCGCCTGGCACACCCGCCCGCAGCAGATCGTGATCCCCGACACGCCGGACTCGGACGCGCCGCCCGACGGCAAGCGACGGAAGGAAGATCCGCGGTGACCGACGACGACGCTCTGATGGCGCTCGTGACGCTATGGCGGGACACGGCGCAGCGCCAGATTCGCCAGGGCAGTATCAACTTCGGTGGAGGACTGCTGGCGTGTGCCCACCAACTCCAAGACCTGATTACCGCTCACCCAGCGGCTCCGCAGTTGGAGCAGGACATCTGGACGCCTGACTATCTCAAGGGTTACGCGCGGGGGCTCAAGGATGCGGAGAGTAGCGGGGTATTGCAAGCGGTGCTCGATGCCATCAACGGCACGCTCGATCCTCACACCCAGATTGCCGATCATCCCAACGTGAAATTCGCGCAGATGGAACGCTTGAAGTGGACCGGCCTGATGGCGGGGTTCGCACCCGCCCCGACCGATCGCACCACCACCAACACCGGCGACACTGGCGGCCCGTCCCTCGATAACCCGAAAGGCGTGTGACATGGGACTGATTGAACTCCTGCTGTACATCGTCGTGGTCGTGCTGATCGGCTGGCTGGCGATCTGGGTGCTGGGCCAGGTCGCGAACCCACACCCGCCGGTCATCGACCGCATCATCTGGGTGGTCGTGGTGCTGATCATCGTCCTGGTGGTCGTGCGCGCCTTCGGGATCGTCGACCCACAGGTGCCGCGGTTGCGATGACGCACGGCACCCGCGCCACCTACCGCACCGGCTGCCGCTGCACGCCCTGCCGCGCCGCCAACGCGACCTACTGGCGCGCGTGGCACGTCGCGCACCAGACCGGCCGCCCGCGCCTCGGCGCGCGCGTCTCAGCCGTCGAGGCGCAGCGGCTCATCCGTCTGCTACTGATTGAATGGCGGGCCCAGCACCGCGCGAAGAGCGCCCTCAGCGAGGCGCTCGGGCTACAGCGAAATTTGCCACGGCTGCGGGAGCAGGATCGGATCACGTTGCGGACGGAGCTGCGCATTCGGCAGTTCTACCGGTCGCGGATGCTGGCCGATCCGGACCGTCGGCGTGGGGACCCGGTCCGAAAATTCTTCGCCGGTTAGAAAACGTGGCCCCCAAACCCCACGCCCCGCGCGGCCCGCTCAAGCGCGACCCCATGGCGCACCCCGACCCCATGGCGGTCCGATCGTGCACGGCCCGGTCGAAGTCCAGCGGGAAGGCCTGCCGCCAGCCTGCGATCCCTGGCGGCACCGTCTGCCGCTACCACGGCGGCGCCGCCCCGCAGGTCAAGGCGGCGGCGATGGACCGCCTGCGCGCGCTGCAGCACCCGGCGATCGACCGCCTCGGGCAGCTCATCGCGCAGGAAGAATTCCCGACCGTCGCCTACGCCGCGAGCCGCGACGTGCTCGACCGCACGCTGGGCAAACCGGGCGAACACCTCGACCTGACACTGAGCGTCACGGATGCGCTGCTCGCCAAGCTCGACCGGGGACGGCTGCGGGTGAAGCGATGACCGAGTCGGGCATCAACTTGTCGGACGAGCATTACCTCGACGCGCTGCGAGAAGCGGCCTACGACTGGGGGATCGAACCGCTCGATGGTGAGCCCGTCGTGGCGCGCCGGGCAGCGATCTGGCTCGGCCGCAACGTGGTGACGCTGATCGATGAAGTGCGAAGGTTGCGTCAATTCCACGCAGTCAGTGGGACCAAGATGCCTGCACTCGGCTGCATCATCAAGGACGCATGAGCACGCAGACCGTCAGCCGCGACGCCGAAGCCGAGCTGCACGACTTCTGCGCCGACCACTACGCGGACCCGCTCAACTGGGTGCGTGCCGCGTTCCCGTGGGGCGAGGACGGGCCGCTCGCGGCCTACGCCGAGCCCGACCGCTGGCAGTGCGCGTTCCTCGAGTGGCTCGGCGGCGCCATCACCGCGCGCGGCTTCGACGGCGTCCACCCGGTCATGCCCATCCGCGGCGCGGTCGCCTCCGGCCATGGCATCGGCAAGGGCGCGCTCACCGGGATGCTGGTCGCGTTCCTCATGTCGACGCGCCGGGACGCGAAGGGCGTCATCACCGCCAACACCAACACCCAGCTGCAGGACAAGACCTGGGCGGCCATCCAGGTCTGGGTCAAGCGCGCCCTGACCGCGCACTGGTTCACGGTCAACACGTCGATCCTGTATCGCACGGGCTACCGCGAGAGCTGGAAGGTCAGCCCGCAGACCTGCGACCCGGACAACAGCGAAGCCTTCGCCGGCCAGCACAACGTCGGCAGCACGTCGTTCTACATCAACGACGAGGACAGCAACGTCCCCAACATCATCCACGAGGTCGAGGAGGGCGGCCTGACCGACGGCGAGCCGATGCAGTTCCTGTTCGGCAACCCGACGCGGCGGCGCGGCGCGTTCTACGACATCGTGTTCGGCGGGCTCGGGACGCGCTGGCAGACGTGGGTGATCGACGCGCGCGACTGCGCGTTCCCGAACAAGCAGCTCATCGCCGAGCAGCTCGAGGACTACGGCGAGGACAGCGACCGCTTCCGCGTGCGCGTGCGCGGCCTGCCGCCGAATGCCGAAGATGCGCAGTTCATCGACATGGCGCGCGTGCGCGCGGCGCAGAAGCGCCAGGTGGTGGTGCTCCCCGACGAGCCGCTGGTCGCCGGCTGCGACCTGGCGTGGGGCGGCAGCGATAGCAACGTCATCCGGTTCCGGCGCGGGCGCGATGCGCGCTCGATTGCGTCCATCCGTATTCCCGGCGAGCTCACGCGCGACCCGGCGGTCCTGACCAACCGGCTCGCCGACGTGTTGCGGCAGGACTTCGACGGTGAGAAGGTGCAGATGCTGTTCCTCGATAGCGCGGGGATTGCCGGCGCGGTCGGGTCGCGCTTGCGGCAGCTCGGATTTCACAACGTCTGCGAGGTGAATTTCGGCGCCGACTCGCCGTCCCCGAAGTGCCGCTACATGCGCGACTACATGTGGAGCGAGCTGAAGGACTGGCTGCTGACCGGCGCGATCGACAAGAGCCCGCGGCTCGAGGCGGACCTCATCGGGCCGGGCGTGCGCGAGGAGCTGAAGCAGCGGATCTGGCTGGAGTCGAAGAAGGAGATGAAGGCGCGCGACGTGCCGAGCCCCGACGAGGGCGATGCGCTCGCGCTGACGTTCGCGCAGCCGGTGGCCGCGCCGCGCAAGGCGGTCGTGCCGTTGCCGCTGCCGGGCGGCGCGGTGAGCTGGATGGGGACATGAGGATTCTGGATCCCCCATTTGCCCGGAGCTCCAGCACGCCACAATTTCGGGCGGCGTTGCGGGACGCGATCCAGGAGGCCGTCGTGGCCGTCTATGCCCGCATCCACGCGTGTCCGCAGTGCGGGCAGCTGTTTCTGAAGGTGGGGAAGCAGCGCTACTGTTCGCCGGCCTGTGGGCAACAGCGGCACTGGGCACGGTTTGTCGCGCGCCATCCAGGTAGATTTGCCCGCGCCGCGCGCGCCGCCGCATCCTAGCGGGGTGCCCGCGTCGTTGAACCCGCGTGAGCTCCACCGCCGCCAGTTCCAGGCCGTCGCCGCGTCCGCGCTCGATCGGCAGGCCATGGCGATCGGCGCGACGCGCGAAGTGCTCGCGGATCTGGCCGTACGGCTCGACGCGCTCGAGGCGATCGGTCGGCGCGATCTCTGGGGCCGGTTGCGCTGGCTGGTGCTCGGCCGATGAGGGACCGCGTCGCCGATCTGCTCGCCCGCGCGCAGGCCGCGCATCAGCGCTACCGCGACGCGCTGCCGCAGCGCCGGACCGGCGACGGCGCGATCACCCCGGGCGACCCGGCCGCCGCGCGCCAGGCCCTGCAGGACGCCCTCAACGCGCGCACCGCGGCGATCGCCGACGACCCTGAGCAGAACGACCCGGCGTGGCAGGCCGAGGCGGCCTCGGTCTACGACCACGGCGCGCTGCTGACGTTCTACCGCGAGCAACTCGGACGCGTGCACTGATGGCGTATACCGCCGCGCCTGCCGCGCCCGACGACGCTCCGGGCGCCGGCGATCAGCCCGACGTCGTGCAGGAGGCGCTCGACCGCTTCGCGACCTGCGTCACCGCCGAAGCAGCGCAGCGTGCCCGCGAGCTCGCCGCGCTGCAGTTCCAGGTCCCCGAACTGCAATGGCCCGATGACATCCGCCAGGCGCGCAAGGCGCAGACCGTGGGCGGCGTCGCGCTGGCCGGGCGGCCGATGCTCGCCATCCCGAAACTCGACCAACCGATTCAGCTGGTGCTCAACCAGGAGCGCGCCGCGCACCTGGGCATCGACGTGCATCCGATCAGTCAGGACGCCGACGACGCGACCGCCACGATCCTGCAAGGGCTCTATCGCGCGATCGAAGTGGACTCGCGCGCCGGGCTCGCGCGCTCGTGGGCGTTCGAGCGCCTGGTCAAGGCGGGGCGCGGCGCCTATCGCATTCTCAAGGCCTACGACGAGACCTCGGATCATCCGTCCGACCAGAAGATCGTCATCGCGCGCATCTACGAGCAGGGCGCGGTCTACTTTGACCCGGCGTCGACCGAACCCGATGGCAGTGATGCTGAGTATGCGTTCGTCGTCGAGGACGTGCCGCTGCGCCGCTACAAGCGCCTCTACCCAGAGTCCACGCTGACCAGCTACACCGACGAGGACTTCGTCGCGCTCGGCAACGAGCGCCCCGGCTGGATCACCGGCGAGCAGGACGCGATCGCGATCCGGGTCTGCGAATACTTCTACTACGCCTACGACACCACGACGGTCACCTGGGAGGGCGGGAGCCGCACCAAGGAGCAGCGCACCGTGCACTGGTGCAAGCTGAACGCGGTCGAAGAACTCGAGCGCGAAGTCTGGGACGGGCAGTACCTGCCGATCGTGCGCCTCGCGCGCCAGCTCGTCCCCTTCGACGGCGACCAGCGCAGCGTCGGCCTCATCGAGCCCAACAAGGACGCGCAGCGCCTGTTCAACTACGCGGCGAGCGCCTCGGTCGAGATGGCCGCGCTCGAGACCAAAGCCAGTCACGCGCTCGACCCGCGCCAGATCGAAGGCTACGAAGCCTGGTGGAACCAGAAGAACACCCGCAACTTCCCGTACCTGCCGTTCCGCCGCCAGATCGACGGGCAGGACCTCGGGCCGCCCGTGCCGATTCAGGCCGACATGAGCAAGATGCAGATCAACGCGCTGCTCTTGTCGCAGGCCGGGGACTTCATCAACGCGGGCACCTCGACCTTCGAGCCCTCGCTCGGCGACACGACGCCCAACGTGCGCACCAAGGGCGGCACGCTCGCGCTGCAATCGCAGAGCGAGCAGGCGACCAGCCACTGGATCCAGATCCTGGCTGACACCGCCATGACGCACGAGGCCCGGATCGTGCTCGACCTCATTCCGCACGTCTACGACCGGCCCGGCCGCATCGCGCGCATCCTCGACACCGAGGACAACACCAAGCAGGTCATGCTCAACGCGCCGTTCGTGCGCCAGGGCGCGCGCCCCGTGCCGGCGCCGCTGGGGGCGCTCGGCCCGCGGCCGGTGGGCGGCCCGCCGCCCGGGCTCCCGATGGGCGCTCCGCCAGGCCCGCCGCCTGGCCTGCCCCCTGGGATGCCATCCCCGGGCGGGCGGCCGGGTCCGCTGGCGGGCGCCCCTCCATCGATGGGCGGGCCGACGGGCGGTCCGCTGGGCGCGCCGCCACGCCCCGGCGGCCCGTCCGCCCCCGCCGTCGAGCACTACGACCTCAAGAAGGGCCGCTACGGCGTCACCGTGTCGGTGGGCAAGGCCTATCAGTCGCTCAAGCAGGAAGGGCAGGACGCGCTCGCGCAACTGTTCCAGGCGCAACCGCAACTGTTCTCCATCCTCGGCGACATCTGGCTCCAGTTTGCCGACTTCCCCGGCCACAAGGTCGCCAGCGAGCGCGTCAAGAAGATGCTGCCGGCGCCCCTGCAGGACCAGGACGCGCAGGGCCAGGCCGCGACCCAGCAGCAGCTCGCGCAGGCGCAGGCGCAGATCCAGCAGCTGACGCAGGCCCTGCAGGCGCTCGAGCCCGAGAAGATGGCCGCGCAGGTGCAGATTGCGACCACGCAGGCGCGGGTGCAGGCCGACACGCAGCAGGCGCAGTTGAAATCGCAGGCCGACGTCGAGATTGCGCGCATGAACAACGCGACCAAGGTGCTCGTCGCGCGCATCACGGCGGCGAAGGAAGCCAGCAGCGCGAACCAGGAGGATATGGAAGAGCGGGTCGCGCTCGCGGCGGACCTGGCGCACGACGCCGAGCAGCAGGGGCTCGACCGGCGGCACGAGGTGGCGATGGCCGCGCACGAGGCGGCGCTCCAGCCGCCGCCCCCGCCGCCTGGCGCCGCGCCGACGGGACCAGATT